GACTTGAGCATGCGTGCTGCCGCATAGCGATTAGGCGCATTGTTCACGCCCTTAAATTGACGATAATCTTTGTACCAGCGGGTTACAAGATATTCAATGCAGGCAGCAAGACTGGGAAAGTCAATAAAGCCCGCCTTGATTGTCACCCATTGACCATCGTAAAATTCTTGAGTGGAAGTAGTAGTACCCGCCCCCTTTAGGCCGAACGCATTCCATTGCCCAGAAAAATGCTTGCCAAAGCCACTCTCAAGCGCCCATTGGGCTGCCACTAGTTCAGGGAATCTGGCTCCGACTCTCTTGGCATGATCTTGAACTCCTTTCCATGTGTTGGGGATTTCCATGGCTAGATCCTCTATTCATAAAGTCTAGCTGTTATGATTTTTGTGGGTCCGCGTGATTGCAGTCACCGAACCCGTGGATCACTCGCCTAATCGAGCAACCATGGACATTATCGCAGAAGAATGGCGCCCAGTGCCAGGCGCTGAAGGTCGTTACGAAGTTAGCAATCTTGGGCGTGTCAAAAGCCTAAGACGAGTCGTCTCTTGTGGCATCCGACAAGGGAAACGGGCCTATCGGACTGTGCCAGAGAAAATATTAAAACCTGGACTTGACAAAGACGGCTATGCGCAAGTCTTAATAGCACAAACTGAGGGTGATAAATTTAAAAACACTAGAATTCATCAACTAGTAGCATTGGTGTTTCTTGGGCCTAAGCCAAAGGACAAATGGGTTCTGCATGGTCCCAATGGAAAAGAAGACAATAGCGTTGGAAATTTATACTATGGAACTCCCGCTCAAAATATTAAAGACAAGTGGAGGGACGGCACTATCATTATTGGCGAAAAGCATCACAAAGCCAAACTAAAAGAGGCTGATGTTATTGAAATTCGCGAGCTGTACGAGCAAGGCTTAACGTGCAAAGAAATCGCGGCTCGCTATAGCGTAGGCGATACCGCGATTGCAAAAATCATCAACAGAGAAAACTGGAAATGGCTCTAGTCTTTCAGCCCTTCACACGGAAGACTGCCTTAAGGCCAGTCATGATCAATTGCAGGATGTTGTTTTCTTTATAGGGAGTACGCTCGATAATTTGATCGGCAGCAGCAACAAGAATGCCACCAACTACGAACCATTCGACACCGCTCATGGCTTTCTCCTAGGAGATTTTCTTATAGCCTAGCGTTCAATCTCAAGACTGCGCACCCTTGTTTCAATGTCACTCATTTTATCTGTTAAAGCACTAAGTTTTTCCGTGATGCTTTCAATTTGTACTGCCACTTTGGCCTGTTGATTGCCGACAGTAATAAGCATGGCTCCCGTGGAAAGAAGCATGCCAGCCGTAATAGTGGCCACAAAATTGGCCATGCCTTCCTTGAATGGTTCCATGGGGATTCCTTGCAATTTTTATATTAGCTAAAACGCATTATTTGCTTATTGCCCGTTAGATTGTTTGCAGAAAAAGTAAATAGTGCCATGCCAAGAGCGAATGGTCCCGATGAGCTGCTTTATTCTCTCATTGAACTTCGCCCTGGGGACGCAAGACGTAGGTTTCGCAAGAGTATTTTTGAGGACTATCCGCTGCGAGGACCACTTGGGCAATGTGCCTGTGCATATTGTGGGCGATGGGATCAAAAGCTGACTATTGATCACATTGTGCCAAAGAGCAAGGGTGGGCCTCATTTCGCAAAATATAATTTAGTGCCAAGTTGTCAGTCTTGTAATCTTTTAAAAGGAGCTGAGCCTATTTTTGAATGGTGGCGTCCACAGCGTTTCTGGACTGAGAAGCGAGAAGAGCTTCTTCTTGCATGGGTGCATCATAATAGCTTTGTTAGCGCCCACACTTCTTTGCAGGATATTGAAGCATTCGCGGAGGAGCGTGATTATTACATTCCACCGTCAAAAGAAGAAGCCCCCATTTCTGGGGGCTTTTGTTATACAGAATGGCAGGCAGCTTAGGCTTTATCTACGGGATCAAATAGCACTTGCTTACCAGGAAGATCGTAGCGAATGCCTGGTATTGGACAGAAGCCATCCTTACAGCCATTGTCCACATTGTTTTCAATGGCAGCTAGAGCTTCACGCTCTTGATCAGTTTCAAGCGCAAAAATAAGCTGATTGAGATACCACTTGGCTTTCTCTAAATCTTCTAGGCCATTCTTGCTTTCATAGCGCCAAACGTATTTCAACACATTACCTTTACAAAAGCCGCGATAGGCTTCAGTGCTCATGCTGGCTTCAATGCCTTCAATGGCTTCAATGCCACCAAATGCATAGTGCTTGGGGCGTTCCACTGGATGGAAAGCTTCAGGAGCTTGTTCAAAAGGCATTGCCATTTTCCTCGAATGCTTGAAAGGCTTCTTTAAAGAGAGGGCGAGCCAATGTGGCCAGTGCTTGAGCGTAGCATTGAATTTCGCCCTGTGCATCTGGCTTGTCGCGCAATGACAAGAAATGCAGAAGAGCCTGCAAGCTGCAGGTCCACGTGAAGCTTGTGTACGTTGACATAGGCATAATTCCACGAGCCTGCTCCTTGCTCACGCCTAGCGTCAGAAGAGCCCTGTAAGCCTGCTTAGCCTGCTCTAGCGCCTTGGCGTATTCGATCATCGCCATTTTGTTCATAGAGGGCTCTAGAGGGCCAGCAGAAGCTTGTTTGTTGCTGGCGCTTTGCTGCCTAAATTCACGAGGCATGTAGTAAGTGTCATCATCGGCTTCGCAATAGCGAAAGCTTTTTTCATTCCAGCCGAGTTGGTCATTGGCATACGTGCCACCAATAACATGCTTCCACCATTGACGAGCAATAAACAGCGGAGCTTTTACTTGCCATTTTGTGACAACGCCCCTAAAGGGACTGGTGTGCTGATGCTTCACCAAATAGTTAAGAAGCTTTTGATCCTTATCAGTCCACTCAGTAGAGGCTTGATCGAAAGACTGCCGCGCATCACAAACAATGTCAAGCGAAGTTCCCATCCAATCGATGAGCCTGACAAAGCTAATACCGTCACAGAGGGGATCAATGATCTGAAGGGGAGAAGATGTCATTTGTTGTTGTAATTAGTGGGCCAAATAAGCATGCGAATAGTGATGACAATTAGCACCCACTGCCAAAAGCCAAGGATGAATCCTGGAAAAATCCAGCCCACGCAAATGCTTAATAGCCATGAACGCAGGCAAATAAAGCCAAAGGCAACAAGGATTTCAGCGATGACTTTGCTGACCACCTTGAGCGAATCGTCTTGTGTTGGAGATAAAGTCATGAATCAAGAGGAAGGGGCGAAGCCTCTGGAAGCCAATGATAGGCGCCACCTTGGTTTCAGCGTGCCAAACAATGCGAGCTTTGCTTTGTCCTCCATCTTTCACGATGGCGGCAATGGTGCCCAAAAGGCTCGTGGGCATCCATCCCGCAGCAGTGGGCTGCACGTAGACGACGGTTTGCCCAACTTCCCAAGAAAAAGACCTTGGCGTTTTCGGGTGGGCTCTGAAGGAAGCCGTACCAAGCTTTTCGGCTTTCCTTCCATCGTCCACTGCGTAAACAAACTGCCTGCCATTTCTCTGCATCGCTAGGCTAAAGCAAACGACGGGAGCCCTATGTCAAGAATGTTTTCCATTCCAGTAGCATTAAGCTACAACGGACGCGACTACATTGCTGAAATGGGGCCTTTTGAACGGAGCATGGAAAGGGACTTTGCCCTTGTCGCCAATAAGAAAGCATTGGACGAATGTAACGACATTGATAAGCTCAAGGAGGTGGCATGGAATATGATGCAGGGCTGGAGCAACATGCAAGATGCCACTGCTTCGCTTGTCAAGGAAAACCTTGAACTGCGTCAAGCCATGCAGATTCAGCAAATGGACTTAGAAGCAGCAGATGCTTTGCTTGGCGAAGCTGGAGAAGCCATCAAGACATTCGCAGAACAGCAGCAATCTTCTCAAGCCAAGCGATTTCTTTGGCCGTTTGGGAAGTAAGCAAAAATACTTTCCAGCCACAAAGCATGGCTAAGTTAAACTTTCTGGCGTCTCGTTCGTAGCCAGAGCCAGTAACATGACGACCACGATTAAAAGTGCCGCCTTGTATTTCAATGAGAGAGCGAGAAGGAAGATGTGCAAAATCTGCCCTGTAACGTTTTGAACGCTTGCTTTTTGCATAGCGCTCTTGAAAATCAGCTTCCCAAGCCTCTACATCGCTGAATTCCCTAATCAATGGGAGATCGGGATAGTGAGCTTGCCAAAGCCCGAGAAACTGATCTTCTAATGCGCTCACGAGCTATACAGCAGCAAAAGCTACTTTAGCTCCTTGATTTTGATATTTACCATCGCCATAGGCGCTGGCGACATCGTTTTCTAGCTTCATAAACATCACTTGAACGATGCCTTCATTAGCGTAGACCCTTGCTGGAAAAGCCAAGGGATTGACAATACAAATAGTGAGATAGCCAGACCAGCCAGGCTCAATTGGCGTAACGTTAATGATTGTGCCTTGACGTGCATACGTTGACTTCCCGTCAGTGATGCCCATCACATTGTTAGGCATCGAGATGCGTTCAAGGCTAACGCCAAGAGCGTAGGAAAAAGGCGGAAGCACAAAGAACGTGCTGCCATTTTCTTGCCGAGGCGTCTGCTCTTCCATCAGCTCCGTGTCGAAGCTTTTCACATCCAGATGGAAGTCCTTACTTACGCTGTTATCAATGACCATAAAGCCTTCAGGAGAAAGGCGCAGGTCATATCCAGCATGAGACAGTCCATAAGACAATGCTTTCGTGCCATTGTCTAGTTCGCGACGCTTCTCTCCAGTGAAAGGAAAGATGATGTCGTTTTCAGCGAGAATGCTAATTTGCTTGTCGTTAAGAAGCACTGTTTGAAGAGCGAGAAAACAAGCCCATGGAGAGCCAAACAAGAATTGCGGCAGGCCAAAAGGGCACGGACGGCCAGATTGACTGGACCGCCCATGCCCCTACACAAGCCGCTCCAAAACTAAGTCCCAAGACAATGACCAATGCCAAAAGATAGACAGGCCAGTCAGTGGGTTCGGAGCGCTTTGCCATCAGAACAGATCGTCGTTAGACGAAGACGATGCGAAGCTGCTGCCTGCACTTTCGCCGTTCTGCCAGAAGGAAGAATAAGCTTTAGGGCTATTCTCCATCTTGTTGACAGTCACTTGTCCCTTGAAATGAGGGGCAGTGTCCTTATCACGCTTGTCGTTGTTCCACAGTGCCACGCGGAAGCTGTAGTTTCCTTGCGCATTGGGACCAGCCTTTTTGGCTGCATTCAGAATGTCGGGGGTGAGATCGACAGTACCGCTGAAAACGGGGAGATTGCCAGAGGGCATTTAGTGTTCCTCAGAAGGAGAGTGGTCGGCCCTGGAGGGGCTCTAGAAGCATAGCTGGTGCAGACGAGGAGTCAAGCTCCACGGTCCATAGAAATGGTTAAGGGGCGTCCGCCTGGGTAGTGCTCAAAAAAGTACTGTTGAGTCTTCTGAGCCATGATCCCTGCCTGCATGGCAAGGTCAGTGCCATCAAGGCTCACGATTTGAGCCTCCTGCCCTTCACCAGTATCAGGGTCGTAAATGGCAATAGCGCAATGCGCCTCGTTGATTTCGATGCCATACATCTGCTCAATGGCTTGGCAATAGGCTCCGAGCTGCATGCGGTAGTCGCCTAGCTGCGTATCAGGCTTTTGTTTGTAGCTTGTCTTCCAATCAAGCAGGGCGATATTGCCGTTGCCCATGGTCGCAAGCATGTCAAATGTGCCTGAGTAGCCAGTTTCAGTGGAGGGGCAATACCAAGCAATGGCACTTTCCACCAACAATGGACTGGCCACGCTAGTTAGGAAGTTGGCAATGCTGTCGAAATAAGGAACGAACAATGGATGGGAGTCAAGATGACAGTTGATGTCCTCGCCGTTCCAGAAATCCTCTAGCACGCCGTGAAGCCAATTGCCACGTTCTACGGCAGAGCGTGTGCGACGATTGGCTTCCTCATTGCCTACTTTCTTCCTCCAGTTCATGAGCGCCGCAATCTTGCCAGGCGGCGAACACGCGCTCGCAATAGTTGTCACAGAGGGCAAAACAATGCCTTCTGGGGCATTTGGAAAATTTTGCAAGCAATAGTAACGACGGTTGTTGATCTGAAGCCGATTGGGTTCGTAGCGGGCGAGAGAAGGCATAGAAAGGGCGTTGAGACATAGGTCGTAGCAAGGCATTGATTAAAGCAGTGCGCTCATTTCATCTTTGAGCATTTCAATGTCGTGCTCTAAATGGTGAACAGTGTCACGAAGATCCAAGATGTCATTTTGCATTTCTCCCAAGAGATTAAATAGGCTTTCTAATTTCAGGCCGCGATCAGCCATTAACAAATCAGCCACTTCGTGGCCGAGTGGATCCAGAAACGATGAGGAGAGGATCGTCTCGCGGTTGTTTTTAGTGGTCATTTTTCGTTCAAGACATATCTGATGGAAGTAAATGCGAATTGGAAGCAATGTAATCACCAAGTATTTGCTCTAATTGCTCTTGCCTTGTTTCTATACCTTTCATGTGCTGAATAATACTTAATTCAAGGTGTTGGTCGTTATCCAACCAGCAGCTTACATTTTTTTTACCTTCCCTAGTTTCTGGTCTTTTTGATTTAACTGGTGGAATAAAAGACGGATCGCGAAAAGACTGCATTTCCTTGCCGCTTCGCAAATGTTCATGTAATTTTTGACCAAGGGGTACTTTTTCGTAAGGCCAAAGAGATTCAGTGCTGGAAGGTCGTATAAATTTTACCCCTAAAAAAGTTGCTCGGCGTCTTAATCCATTGCGCGAAAGATTCCATTTTTTTTCTAAGTCCCTAATAGGAATTCCTTGCTCGGGATGATTTTGTGGAATTTTTGTTCCTTTTCCACGATTGCAGTCAGCGCATAGTACTTGAAGATTCTGCTCCACCGTGGCGCCTCCTTTGCTTCGTGGAATAATGTGGTCAATTTCAAGGCAGTTGGTCGCACCACATGCGCAACATTTAAAACCATCACGCTCTAATATTTTGTAGCGAAGGGTTTTGGGAATTGTTTTGCTCATTTTTCATTCATGTCCCAGAAATATTCGCAGCCTTCTTCCGTATGAGGCGGCGCTGCAAAATAACTTTGGAAGCGATCAGCGGGCGCCATGTAACGCCAGCAATCTTCCTTGACAGGGCATTCGTGGCCCGTACACATTGCAATATCAGGCAATTTTTTGCTCCTTTAAGACTTGAGGGACAAGGCGAATCCGCATTTTTGTATCAATACCAAGCTTGTTTTGGTGGCAAGATACATGCATGGGATAACCGCAGTATCCCGTAATTAGACAGGCATATTTATAGCGAAAGCTTTCTTTTGTGCCCGCCGCTTGACACTGTTTCCAGTGGCCAGATTTGACATTTTTCTTTCCTGCGATTGATCCTCCAATTTTTCCTGCATTTGAATACTGCTCAAAAGATAAAGCTTGACCACCTTTTGATCCAGCTTTCTTGTTTTTAATGGTCATCCACTCATGAAATAAATCCAATAATTCTGGCCAGTCATGCTCTATAAATACTTGTTCCCAGCTCCAAATACAAGGATGATTCATAACGCAAGATTGGATCACTCCATGGGCCGAATGTTGAGATGTGGTTAATTTGACTGTTTCCGTTCCGCCAAAGCACTTGGGTGTCGGATGGTGTGCATTGTGCAGCAAACCTGGATCCAACCCAATTAATTTATTGTGCTCAAGGCATTTCGACGTAAAAAAATTCAAATCATCCATTGTCGGCATTGTTTTGTTTTGAATCCATTTCAACTCGGACAAGATTACAGGAGTGAGCGATGTCATAGAAAAATTGACAGGTGTCTGTCTTGGAGTGCAAGGCAAGTTGTCCACTTAGCATTGAATCCGCCACTGTGGCAAGAACAGCAGCAATACGACGGTCGCTGCCAAGCGTATCTTCAGGAAAACTCCAGAATGCTTCATGGCATGCATCAATCAGCGTCCGTCTGTTTGTCAACATCTTTCAGCAAATCTGCAAATTCTTCTGCTTGCGCATTGAAGGCATCAACAATGAGAGAGCGGGAATAGCCACAGCCCATCAAATAGCAGGTAAAGTCCTCGACAACTTCGTATATGGCTGCCTTGTAGCTCACCACTTCAATGTCAAAGCTTGGATCGCCGTAGCGATTAGTGATTGAATGCTTCCATGAATGTTTCCATGGAGAAAGGGAAGAATCGTTCATGGCAGAACCAAACTTGCAAGAAACAAAATGAGCAAGGCTAGAGCTGTAGAAGCAAAAGCAACTAACAGAAACAAGCCAAGGGGGTCGTCAGCTAAAGAGCCTGGAAGAAATGCAATCAAGAGGGGCATGATCTTCGTTAAGGCAAATGGTTCCAGCAAAGGCCCGCGCAAAGCGGGCCGCTGCTAGATCTATGGCTTTTTTGCAACGAAAGCTTTCATTGCTTCAATCATTGCCTCCGCCGTATCACAGGCGCGAACAAGATCAATTTCCTTGGTCATCTCTGTTTTGGTGATGACCATTTGCTCTTCTTTTGCCCAGACAGTCATCATGGCTGCTGCCACATTGCCAAACTGCTGCCACGTCTTCACTTCAGTGGCACGAGACAAACCAATGGCTTCCAGGGCGGCCTTACCAAGCGCCATGCTGTTCTTCTCGTCGGCGTAACCAAACGGATTGGCTTTGCAAATGGTGGTCAGGGCAGTTTTAGCATCGAAGGCCCCTGCATCATCGGCGGTAGGAGCTGACGCTGCTCCAGGAGCTTCAGGAGCTGATTTAGCTGCCGCTGGCGCCTTGCTTGTCCTCGCAGCTTGCTTCGGAGCTTCCTGTTGCAGCGGGAGTTTGGCCGTTCCTTTTTCATCTTCCTTGGGGATGTCCTCTCCTGCATAGAGACGCAGGCCAAGACCAGTGAAGGTGGCAATAGCCTTGACTGCAGCACGCTGACAGTTGTCAGAGATGGCACGACCATCAAGCTCCTTGATGGAATTGTGCTTCCTGTCCATGATCGGGAAGATCAACGCAACAGTGCGGCGGCAACCATCAGTGAGATAGGGGCGCAGGTAGTAAGCGCCTGGTGTGCCAAACACCACTTCCCCAATGGTCTTCTCTTCAAAGGCCACAAAATACGTCGGGAAATGCTCCTTCAAATAGCGGTAGGCAAAAGGCCAAGACAAATAGGAAAGTCCTTTGTAGTCTTTCTCAATGTGAGGGCCAATGTCGGGCGTGTCATAAGCGGCCTTGAAAGCTTCGGCACTGATCTCCAGGGGAGAGAAAATGCCGTTGTAACGATCCATTGCAGCTTGTTGAGCAGGGTCCATGGAAGAAAAATCAGACGGGGAGTAGAGCATAAAAGAATGATTCACTGCTTCGACTGCGGCAGGCTCATGTATTCGCCATACATAATGACGAAATCAATGCTCATTTCAGAACCTTCGTTCTTGGTGATGATGCTCTTGCCAGGAAGGGGCCAATCGGCAACGGCGCGAATGTCAGTGGGAAGCTCGTAGTATTTTGGATCGAAGCCTTCATCAATGGTTCCTTGCTCCCATAGAAGCTTCACTTCCTGGTCGCCATGCTCAAGAAGAAATTCTTCGCAAGCAAGCTTAAGCTGAGAAACTTTCATCAAAATTAATGTCAAGGGACGTGGAATAGTCTTCGATGAGATCGAAGGCGCCGTTTGCCAAGGTGGCGCTACCTTCCCAGATGGGCGTAGAACGAACGAGACGCTCTAGGGTTTCGCTGAGGCTCAATCGAGCTTCGTGGGCAATGTTGCCAAGATGGGCGTAGGCAGTGTCAGTTAAGCTGAAATGCCTGCCCTTCTTCAATTCTTTGTTACCGTTCGTCATAAAACAAAGAAGAAATCAGGAAGCCGAGGCAAAAGCAGATCAAAAAGATCAGCGATAGTTCCATTGGCGAGAGGCATCGGGAACATGGCCAGACTAGCCATAGTTTTCAGCCCTGCCAACCATCGCAAGTATTGTTGTTGCTTATCGTTTTTGCCGTCTCGCATAGTTTTAGCTTATAAGCCTGTTGCTTCTTGATTTCCTTGCTACAACGGAGGCATTCCCACTCCCCTCCATGGCATTCTCCATCCTGGACCACATTGAGAAGCTTGAGACAAGCGATCATCCAGGGAAATACATCTGCCCAGCATGCGGAGGTAACGACCTCTCCATCAACACCAGCAATGGTGCCTACAACTGTTTCAATGATGATTCAGCAAAGCACCGCGCCGAAATTCGCAACATTCTTGCTCCGCTTGACCGCTGGGAGCGCCCTCTTCGCGAACCACAATCTTATACTTTTCCCTACAAAAACAGGCAAGGCGAAACTGCTATTAACGTGCATCGTGATGATGCAAGTGGCAAGAAAACAATCAAGCAAAGTTATCCATCGGTGCCGCAAGGCACGCATCAACGCAAGGCGTATATTGATGAAATAAGAAGCACCATCCTTCCTTATCGCTTTGATGAAGCACTAACTGCTTCCCAAGTGACGGGACTTCCCATCTTTATTGTCGAAGGGGAACTCACTTGTGACAGGCTATGGGAAATCGGGATTCCATCAGTTACTTTCCTTGGTGGCAGCGGCCAGTATCGCGCAAACGGCGACTATTCGCTTTTGTTTCGCGGCAAGAAGATTGTTCTATGTCCTGATCGTGATGAGCCTGGCATTGCCCTCATGCGAGAAGTGGCTTCAGACAATCCTGGAGCACAATGGCTTTATGCCGATCCTGGTAATTTTGAATGGGACAGCCTTCCGCAAAATGGAGGCTACGACTTAGCTGATTGGCTCGATGATGGCGCAGATCAAGAACTGATTCTTTCCTCCATTGTTTCAAAGGATCGCCATGAAGGCAAAGACGGACTTCCTTCCTACGAGGAAATCATTGGCACCTTTGAGCGCATGGTCGGGCTGTTTGACAATGATGCTCGCGTGGCATTTGAAGCTTCTAAATGGCTAGAAGCTCATGGCGTGAAGATGGCGCAAGCAAATATTGACAAAATGATTGACGAGGCACGTTCTCGTTTGTTTGGCAAGGAAGAAATCGAAACCATTGACGTGCTACAGCTTATTGATGATGATTCCGTTCGCGAGTGGTTGATTGCTGGCATCGTTCCGCTTGGTAGCGTCACTCTCCTTGCTGCTCAAGGCGGCACTGGTAAAACCAGCTTGGTTTACAACTGGGCTCTTGGCGTGGCCACTGGCTCTTCATGGTCTGGAAGGCGTTGTCTGCCTGGCAAATGCCTTCTCATCTCTGCCGACGAACCCCTATCAGACACCAAGGAGAAGCTTTCAATTATTGGCTATCAAGAAGCCAACATTCAGCCTGGCATGATTTCCTTCTGGGAAACTTGGCGCTTTGCTCATATGCAACAGCTTGAACGTTTCATCAAGAAGCACCGCCCAGTGTTTGTCGTCATTGATTCGCTCACCGCGTGTTTCGCTGGCATGAATGTCGATCTCATCAAGAGTAATGCGGGTGATTCTCTCTATGCATTACGCGACATGGCTAATGTCTACAAATGCTCCATCGTCATTCTTCACCACTTGAACCGCCAAGGTGGCTTGCGTGATAGCTCTAGCTTTGTTGACAATGTGAGCGAGGTGGTAAAACTTTATCGCCAAGAGGGCAATTTCGATCAAAACCAGTTTGTCCTGGAGTGGGTGAAGAGCCGCAGTGGCCTAGCTGGCAAGCACGTCTTGAAGCGCAATGCAGTGAATTATGGCTGGGACTACGCTGGCCCTCTCGGCAATTCCATCGCAGAGCTGGATCGCGTGGCTAACTATGTGAACATGCGTCCGCACGAGCGCTTCAGCAAGCAACAAGTGTCGCTGGGAACTGGTATGAATGAGAATGTCACCACTGGCAAGCTGCTAGAGATGGCACGCCGTCAAGGGCTTATCACCAGCAGCTTCATCGTTGGCCCTCACGATGAACGCACCCGCATGTACCACTCATGGGACTATCAAGGGCCTGATCTTGACTTCACTTCTCCCAATGCGCCCATAGAAAGCATCCCCCATAAAGAGGACGCTGATCACGATTTTTTCTAACTTCGCAATAGTAGGGAGGCTCTATTGCACAGCCTCCCCGCTGCCTACCGTAGCGAGCAGCTTTCAATAGTTTAGCTTTTTAATTACGATGGAGGAAAGAATATTGTGAATCATGAAAATCATTTGGGACAATAGCGAGAGCGCGGCGCCTGTAGCGCCGCTTGTGCTTGAGACAGAAGCTGAAATTGAACGATTTTTCGCTGAGATGGAGGAGGAGATTGCAGCAGAAGAAGACGATGACGAAGAATGAAAAAGGGGCCTGATGGCCCCTTTGTTATTTGCGCTTACCTTTGAAGCTTTGAGCGTCTATCAGCTTTTTGAATTCCTCTTCTTCTTTGCCTTTGCCATAAAGCCAAGCCCTAGTGCTCTGTCCAGGTTTCGGACCATTCGGTGGCAGCTTGACGATTTTGTAATCCTTGAATTCTTCGTTCATAGTTCAATTGACGACAGAGCGGGCAGTGAAGCTGAGGGATGAGACGAGGGTCGCTGTATTTGTGCTTGACCAGCCATTCAGTGATGGCTTCCTTGTCCATGGGAAAAGCGGATGAGGCAATGCCATCATGGCGCCGACCAGTTCCATCTCCATTTGCCTTGTGCCAGAACAAAAAGCTGCATAAACCCGCTTGATTTTGGCTCAAACTCCCTTTACCCTCAAGCCAGACAAGCCTTGCCTCGTCAGCAAGAGC